CGGCCAGGCGCTTCTCACGAGCCAACTGCCGGAAGACCTTGCGGTAGTCGCGACCGAACCGGGCAATCTCGCTTTCACGAGTGGTGAGGCCAGCGTTGATCCGTGCGACCGCCGCCTGGGTTTCCTTGAGTTCGTCGATCTGGTGGCGGGAAGAACCAATCCACTCGCAAGCGGTGTAGGCTTCGGCCATTAGCGGATCGTAGAATTTGGGCACGCCGCGCCGCTTGAGCGCTTCGATCTGATTGCTGTTGATCGCCTCTTCCATCCACAGGCGGAGGATCGCGTTCGCAAAGCGGTCGGCGATGATCTTCTTCTTCGAAGCCATGTAAAGGCTGGTCTCGGCGAGGCCCGCCTTGATCGAGGAATAGTTCGTCTTCGAATAGTCGCGCGAGAACTGCTCGTATGTCAGCCCGCTCCCGGCACCCATATAGCGGAGCAGCGATTGCTCGAAGTCGGTCCCAAGCAAGCCGCCCTGCCCGACCGGCAACAGGTTCAATTTCGAACCGGGCGGCAGGTGGGGAATCTTCACCCCGTCGATCTGCGCATACTTCGACTTGCCGACGTATTGCGCGACGGTGGAAAGATACGATTCCATGTAGTTCGAAATCGCGCCCGTCATCGCCTCGGCGTCGCCGACGCTGCCGCCGCCAATCATATTGAACACCACGTCAGTCGGCAGATCACTTTCGATCGCCGCGGCGTAGGATGAGTTCACGATCATATTCTGCAAGGCGACCGCGCGCATCGTCTTGGCTTGATTGGACTCGCGCAACATGGCTGTGACTTCTGCCATCCCCCGAGTCTGGTCGGGCCGCATCTGCTCGAAAACATGGATCATCTGGCGACGACCCCAGGGCTTCGCAGATTCCACGAAACGCCACTGGTTCGCGCTCGGCGAACGGTAATCGGTCGGGTGTGCGTTGCGGACGTAGTAACCAACCGGGCGGCCACGGCTGTTGCGGCGCACGCCGCCCCGAACGCCGAGATCGGCGCTATACTCGGGGGGCGTCGAAACCCGTTCGAGATCAAGCATCAGGATTGCGGTCTTGAAAGCCCGATCCGATTCTTCCCGCAACCATTCAGCGCTGGCGAAAACTTCGCCGCCCATGAAGTGAATACCGACGGCCAAGCGCACAAGTTCGGAGAACGTGTTGCGCCGGGTCGCATCGACCCAACATTCATCGCTCTCGGCCCAAAGGGTGAACTTCTCTTCGACCTCTTCCTGAAATTCCTCTTCCCAAACGTCGTCTTCCGACCCGAAGAGGACCCGCGAAGATGGCTTGGAATTGAGCAGATAGAGGCTGCCGACGATATGATCGCGGTGCATATTTGCCGCGTTGACGAAATAGGCATCGTTCCGCAGCGTGTCGCGCACGCGCGCATCGGCCATGTATTTGTTCGGCAGGATTTCCTGATCCGCCATCGTCAACGGCGGAGTCCACAGCGCCATTGAGCGGTCGAACCGATCGGCTGCTTCGTATGCCCCGACCATTGCCGTCGGCTGTGAACCAGCGCCGCCCACCGTCGGGACGGGAACGGGAACGGCGCTGGCTCCCTCGGTCGAGCCGAGGAGGTCGTCGATTTGCACCGGGCCGCCCATCAACTTTTGCCCCCGACGAAGCGCATCGGGGCGTTAGCAGCCGGAAGCAGAAAAGTCGGGTCCATCTGGCGGATGTATGCAAGCAGCCTGCTTGCGGTCGCGGCCTGATACCGAATGCTCTCACCCGATTGGTCGCGCACTTCGACAACGCTCTCACCGAGCATCAGCCGATGGTAGGCACCTTTGGCCTCGGTGAGCAGATCGTCTTGGGTCGCCATACAGGAGAGCCTTAGCGGCCCCCGTGACGATTTCAACTAAATAGTGAAGTCGTGTATCGAAAAGTGGCCCCGGAGAAATATGCACCTCGGAGAAATAAGCCAAGATTTCTATCAGGCGAAGCGAACCGTGCAATCAGGGGAAACTGAATAATTCAGGGTGTTTAGTCCCTTGCTA